GTGGACATCTTATCTGGGGGATTCCCCTGCCAACCTTTCTCAAATGCTGGAACAAAGCAATCAACAGAAGACCCTCGGCATCTCTTCCCCTATATCCTCGAAGGAATCAGAGAGTGCCGACCCTCAGTTGTCTTTCTTGAGAATGTCGAAGGAATTATCTCAAGCAAAACCAAAGACGGAGAACCCGTTCTCAAGTATGTCCTCAGAAGCCTGGAAGAAGTGGGTTACAGAGCAACGGCAGGAGTATTCTCAGCGTCTGAAATTGGCGCACCTCACCAGAGAAAACGAGTCTTTATCATGGCCGACCGCACGAACATCGGATGCGGAGGGAGGTCCAATCCAAACGGAACTATCGGATCAGGGCTTCAGATCGAAGAGACACAAGTCGGATCAATGGTTCGGAGCCAAACTTCGGGATGCAGTGGAGACTTACGAGAACTGGCCGACACCACGAGCAACCAAGATGGAGGGATCGACAAGCAAAGATTACGGGAACTGCCTATTGGAAACAGTCAAGGAAAACTGGCCGACCCCAACATCCAGGGATTGGAAAGGAAGTTACAAACCAGAGTCGATGATCAGAAAGGATGGGAAGAGTCGGATGGATGCACTACCTCAGATGGCAGAGTACGATCCGACAACATGGCCGACACCAGCGACAAGGGATTACAAGGGAGCCAACGGATTAGAGTCTACCCAGAAAAAGATACGGGAAGGGAAGAGAGCCAACATGGGTCAATTGCCCAATGCTATCATGATTGTTGGCCATCAAGACCCAACATCCCCCAATACGAATGGGAAGAACCCCGTGTCTTTGAAGCTAAATCCAAACTGGGTGGAGCAATTGATGGGTCTGCCAGTAGGGTGGACTCAAATCAAAACAGAACAGACAGATTAAGGTTGCTTGGTAATGGTGTTGTGCCGGGTGTAGCTGAGAAAGCCTTCAAGGTTTTATTTAAAAAATTAAATCATTAGGAGAAAAGATATGACAGACAAATCAGAAGAAGAACAAGAAGAAGAAGCAGAAATTTCTTTAAATTCAGCAGGACATTTATGTGAAGATTTAATAAATTTTATAGAGGAACAAACTATAAACATGCCACCAGAGCATCATGAAAAAGTAAAACTATTTGCTTGTTTGATGGGTTCTGCTCTTTATCATAAAGCTATTATTAAGGATTTAAACGATGACATAAAAGAAAAAAATCTTGATGAAGCTGTATATGAATTACTAAATCAATTTATAAACGACCCAGACATAGAACTATTTAACCACGTAAAACATTAGGAGAAAAGATATGAGTAATTTATTTTCTGTAAATCAAAGCGAAGAACTAGAGCAAGCAGTACGTGATGCTTTGGATCAAGTGGAAAAAAAGTTTGGTGTTACATTTAATTTTAAGAAGAAGAGGAGAGTTAAGAGTAAAACTTTTACATTAAATATAGAGGCTGTTAAATCTATTAATGAATGTAATGTGGATTACCTGTCTAAAGATTATGTAGATCACTGCGAAAACTTTAACTTGAAAAGATCTTGGCTCTGGAAAGATTTTATATTAGATGACAAATTCTACAAGATAATTGGGTTGATTAAAAACAATAAGGAGAATCCTTTAGTTGTTTTAACTGAAGACAACGAAAGAAATAAGATGCCACATATATATGCCATTGAATACTTCTTGGCAAACCCGGTTAAACCTCACCTTACTGTTATTTGTAACAATAATTAAGGAAAGATTATGACATATATGTCAATTATAAATTTATTTATTGCTGCTTTAATATGCCTTTCTCCAGCTATCATTCCTTTGATTGCACTAAGAAAAAAAATACATCTATATCCTACAGCGATGGCCGTTTGCTGGACCATGTTTATAATAATATTGTTCTTTACTTTCTTCCTGTGAAATATATCTCTAGCGTAAGACCATTGTTACTAAACACTAAAGGCTCCTTTTGTAGGAGCCTCATCTTCACCAAACTATAACGTCATAAGATAGTACAAACTCAGTACCATATTTTTATACATATGTCAATAATACGAGGGCATTTATAATTAGAGTTATAGATTTATTTTAATTCTATAACTCTTTATAGCAACAGAAGCGTCAATAAAATTACTGTTGTATATTTTCTTTGCTAACTCTAAAGGATCTATATCTAATTCAGACCAGAATATTTTCTCACCTATGTTGTGCTGTTGAGTATGATGCTCTCGGCACAAAGGAAGAACCCTATCATCAGGAGGCTTTATACCTGTGCCATTGAAACCTATTCTTATATGAGCAGCATCACACGGGGACTTAAAGCAAACAACACAAGGGAGCCTCCTGATTTGTTTTAACCAAGAGTTATCCCTTAGTGGTTTGTTTTTTAAGAGAATTTTTCTATTCCAATTACTTCATAGACTTCGTTAAGCAAAACATTCTTCTCCATACCTGGCCACAATCCTTTAGGGCTGATGATAAAGTCTATAGCTCTATCAAGAAATGCATTAAATCCTTCTTGATCACTCATCTTAAATGAAATGCTTTTTGGAAATTGTATTATCTCACCATCTCCCATCATAAAAGATTGGACATGACCGCTTCTTAACTTGATGTAGTTAGAAAGATCTTCGCTAGATTCAAACATACTTTGATTTTCAAGCACAAGATTTATTAAACCCCAGTACATTCTGTGTTGGGTGATACTTCTTTTGTTTCTTTTCTTTACACTAAGAATAGTATCAACCTCCATACCATTTATCAAAGACTGATCTTCAGCATCAAGAGGTTTTATAATCTTAACAGATACACCATTAACCTCTGACTCTATTACCTTACCAAAAATTTCTTTAGACATCGTTCCACCAAGCCTCCTTCATTGGGATTGATTTTTCCTTTGGAATATCTACAGCAGGAATAGCGAAATTAAAATCTCTATACACACCAGTAGACTTTTCATAACTCAACACACTCATTCCAATCTTACCAACCCATTTAAAACGACACTTCCATACATGGATCTCAGTACTACCTTCAGTATCAGGCACTCTATGTACAGATATTCCAAGGTCTGCCTTTGCAAACCATGCTGCACTACCACTTATATCATACCCTTTAGGCACAGGAAAGCTGCCACCCTCCCTCATCATCTTAGCAGGGTGTGCCACAAACCAAACATGAATTTGATTTGCTTTTGCAAACAATCGAACTTGTGTGAGCATATGTGATATGGCATCTGTTTCAGTAGACTCTCTTGATATCTGTATAAAATTATAAGGATCTATAACAAGACCCCTGCATCCGTACTTGAGTATGGCAGCTTTTGTTCGTTCTAATATTGATGTTATTGTAGATGGCTCTCCATCATTTTGATCAACAAAAAGAAAATGATCTTTAACCCAAGACCTGGCATCGCTCATTTCTTCTTTGCTCATCTTAGTTGTAGGTCCATCAAAGAAAGGTTTTCGAGATCTCTTCTCCATCAATTTCACAATGTGAGTAGGAGGATCATTTTCAAATGAACATATAGCAAACTTCCAATCAGATTTTTCTGCAAGATTTACCATTAACTGATCAACAAATTCTGATTTACCAGAACTTGGATGACCAGTAACAATACTTAACTGACCAGGTGCTATAGTAAACAGATCATCAATCTGTTCAAACCCAGTGGATTCACCACTTGCTGTACCATTAATGTACAGATCATCAATCTTATCTTCATAATGAAGAACGTCATACAAACCAATGATAGGCCAATCAATAGAATTTTTAATGATATCTTTTAGTTTCTTTCCTCCGTGTTGGATAAGGACATCATTGGCATCCTTACAATCATCAGGCCATTCAACCTTTGCACACTTCTCTCCTCCTACACGCCTTGCTATCTCTTGTGCTAAAGCCATTCCGGGTGAGTCATTATCTGACGCTATGATTATTCTTTTTGCTTTTGATAAAACATCTTTTGCTTTCCACAGATACTGAAACTTTCTATCTTCAGATGGATCTACTGTGTTGTTGGAAACCTTTTGAGGTGCGCCATTAGGTACAGATAATACATTCTTGTATCCAGCTTCATAAACACTAAGAGCATCTATCTCACCTTCAACAATACATATTTCTTCTGCATCCTTATCTATATTATCTATATTAAAAAATGTCTGCGCTCCACCAACACCCTCTTGTGTGATGGCCTTGTCAGATACACAGCGATACTTGACTGCATACATCTCACCATTATTCATGTAAGGGAAACCAACAGCAGCTTTTTCTGATCCAATACTTTGAAAGTATTTGTCTGCTTGAAACACACCAAAATGTTTAATAGTTTTATTGCTGATACCTCTGTCTTTTAAATATTCAAAAGAATTATTCTCAGAAACATTAACCTTGATAGGTTTTATAGGTTGTACATATTCTTTATTAGAATTTTCTTTATTAAATGATGCCCCATTCAACCCACAATGGTGGCAGTTAAAGACATACTTATCATTAAGCTTTGATACAGCCATAGTTTTCTCATGGCTTTTCTTTCTTTGATTAGAACAGACGGGACATTGCACACGCACATGAGCATTGTTACTTTTGTCTGCTAAAAAACGTACTGATTCCTTGACTTCATTTGTCACCTGTGCTGTATTCATCTTGTAGTATCCTTTCAAATGCTTCAATCTGAGGTGCGTTTGTTCCCAATGTTCGAGCGCACCTCTTTCCTATAGATATTATTGATCGAGGATTAGTTTTATCTAACCCCCAATAAAGATGTTGTTCCCTAACTTGTCTATCATTCTTGTATATGTACCCTTCCATAGCATCAAGAATCACTGATGCATCAAGATCAGGTCTGCGTGAAGAATAATATATCTGTATGTAAACAACGAGATCCCCTTCTAAAAGTTCCTTCAATTGAGGAACCTGGTTCTTAAACAAAGCTAAGTAATTCCTAGCCTTATCACTCTTAATAAACGCTGGTCTGTTACCAAACCTCACTAGCTTTCTTGAGTTAGCCTTAGATGCTGGCTCCCCTAGTATTGTGAACGTAACATTGTTTTCTGACATTGACAATAGTAACCCATATATGTTATGTATTATTAATAGGGAGATTCAAAATGAAATTAACAAACAACAATAATATAAATCCTGTCTTTGAAGAAGTCTACAACAAAGATAGTTATGACAGTGGTGATTGTGATATTAGTGTTACTCAACTGATAGATAGCCCACAAATAAGATTGTTAGGTCATAAACATAAGGATGATCTAACAAGAGATTTAAACTCTGTAATCCCAGCTATGCTAGGCACAATGATTCATGATCAATTGTCTATGGTTGATCTTCCATACCCCACCCTTAAAGAGAAAAGATTCTTTATGGAAACAGATGGATGGGTTGTGTCTGGATGCCCGGACATTATCTCATTGAGAAATGAAAGATATATCATAGGTGATTACAAGTTTACTGGTGAGTATGCTGTAAGGAATATTAAGTCTGACTGGGAGAAACAGTTAAATGTTTATGCTTACCTTACTAAACACGGCAAGACATCTGATGGTGAGAGATTTTTAGATATCACTAAAGATTCTTGGGGAGATGTGCCATTTAAAACTGTAACTAAACTGAACATCACAGCTATCATTAGGGATTGGAAGCAGCGTGAAGCAAACAGGAATAAAGAATACCCTCAGTCTTGGGTTGTAGATATTCCTATACGGCTTTGGCCTGAACCTGAACAAAGAGAATACATTAAAGAAAGAATATCTATTCATCAAGAAGCTCAACAAATGTTTGATGAGTTAAATATGACACCTCATTGCACTGAATCAGAAAGGTGGATGAGTGGTCATGTCTATGCAGTCATGAAGGCTGGAAAGAAACGTGCAGAAAAATTGTTTTCTGATCGTTATCAAGCGGAGCAATACTGCTCTAAAGTAAAGGGAGGTTATGTGGAAGATAGAGTACCTGAGTCCACTCGCTGTCAGAGCTACTGTAGTGTGAGTGATTATTGTGAACAATGGTTTAGGAGAAAACAATGAGTTTGAATCCAGATAATGAAGTACAAAATAGTATCCTTAATGTGTACAAGGATATTGCAAATTTAGAAGATAAAAATAAAGTTAATATAAAGGGAAAACTTTATACTACTGTAGCTACAAGGGTTGAGATCTTTAGAAGGCATATGGGAACCCTGGCCTCAATCACTACTAACATTGTATCTATTGATGATCACAAGGTTGTGGTGAAAGCTGAAATATCTGTCAATGACAAAGTGATATCATCGGATTACGCAGAAGAATACAGAGGAGATGGATATATAAACAAGACCTCTGCTCTTGAGAACTGTTGCACCAGTGCTATAGGAAGAGCGTTGGCTGCACTAGGTGTGATTGGTGGAGAGTATGCTACCTCTAATGAGGTTGATAATGCTATCAACAATAAAGCACCAGCTACAGTTAAGAAGGTAGTTAAGAATAAGGATTCTTCTACAGAAGACTTACTATCTGATGAAGATCAAAAGAAACTTGAGAAAGCTATCACTGATTTTACACCAGTGATTAGTGAGAAGAACAGAATCGTTAACAACGTACAAGAGCTTAACGAATACTTGATGGGGAAGAAAGGAAGTAGGGATGTTATTAAGAATCTAGACCCTCACACGTATGAGGTAATATCAGAAAAAATAACAGCAATTAGAGAACAGTTTAAATCAAAACAAGGATCTTAATATGGAAAAGAAATTTGACAACACAAATCGAGGTGTACTATTCGCTAATAAATTTAGTGATGGAGACAATCCTAACAGGCCAAATCTTAGTGGCACTTTAGAATTAGGAGTTGATGTCCTTCACGATCTTAGTGAGAAGTATAAAAACAAAGAGCCTCTAGTTATAGATGTTTCTGCTTGGAAAAAAGCAGCAAAGAATAGTGGTCAGAATTATCTGTCTTTATCTGTGAGAAAACATCAAGACAAACAATCTTTCCAAAAGAAAGAAGCCCCACAAGAATCATCTTTTGATGATGATATACCATTTTAGGAGAAAATAATGGCTGGTTTAAATAGAGTAGCAAAACTAAAACAAAAAACTAAGAACTTTTCAGTTCTTCTTAATCAAGAAGATTACGATATGCTTTATTCTATGGGTCAAGAAACAGGCCATTCAATAGGGCATATGATTAGAGAGTCAGCTACAGCTAGATCAAGGGGAGAGACATACGAAAAAGGTATTAAGAAAGTATTAGATCTTGTATCTTCATCCTCTCTCATAAAGGGAGATGATCTTCCTGATGGTCAGAAATATTCTGAATATGTGGCTGATCGTATAGCGAAACTAGTTTAGGCTTTACAAACCCCGGCCTTAAAGGGTCGGGGTTAATTCACGACACTACAACATATACCCTAGTATAGTTCCTGATATGAACCCTACTATAGTGAACCCAGCACAGACATACGGCATTTGATCTATAGCAACAGCCAAGTTGTTTCTTCTTTCATTCACCCATTTCTCTAGACGCTCGTCAATATCTGTCTTACTTAAAATCTTTTCTATCTTTTTCTTAACAGCCATTATATTTTTCCTTTTTATTTTTTAAAAAACTTTGCGGCACTTCTTACACCGAAGCTTGCAGCCACTATAACGCCAAGACTTGCAGTGTACCAGGTCGGAGCTTTATCTAAAGCTTCAAACCCTTTCATTACAATCTCAACACCCTTCTCTCCTGTAAATGAAAGTATTAATGGTATCGACCAGAGTCCTAGTATCCATTCATCTTTCCAAGAGTCTTTCGAGGCTTCAGCCATCGTTTGATCCCAGTCTATCTCGCCTGTTGCCATCTTTGTCTTACGTTTTTCGATAGCAACTTTCAATTCACCTGCTGCTTTTGTTTGTTCTACTTTATTTTGTAGGTAACTGGTTGCTATGCCACCGACTGCCGATACTATACTTCCAAAGATCATGTCCAAGACTCCTTCTTTCCACCATAGTAAGGTCTAGCGTGACCCTCTGAGATTAAAACCTCACACACATCACGCCCATCTTCTAAGATAGGTCTGCCTAGTATCCTGCCAAACTTTCCTTTTCCATCTTTATATGTATTCATAATAAATTTTTTGGGCAGGAGTTCTTTGGCTCTTGCTTTTGCAGCCAACCCCAGAGCTTTCTCTTCAAGGTTTCGAGTACGAGATTCGGGAGTATCAATACCATAAAAGCGAATATACTGATTGTTGAGATGTACACCGAAGCCGAGATCAATATCAACAACACTGGTATCAGCATCAACAACCCGTACAAGTTTGCAACGATAACTGTAAATGTTTTCATCCATACTAACTCCTATAATCCTACACTGCCAGACACTGAACGTACAAACTCTTGCACCCCTGCTACGACATGAAGTCTATTACCTGTAGCTGCTGTTGCTTTTAAGATCTCTGATGGTTGAAGCACTAAATCTCTTGTTAGTAATTCCACTGTGCCGTTAGCTCCTACTGCCGCTACTTTAAACAAACTAAACACATCGGACCCATTTGTTAATGTGAGGGTGAGAGTATCGGCATTACCAGAATCCTCAGACACTAAGATAGAGTTAACAATAACGAAAGAAACTGTAGCAGGTGCAGTGTACAATACAGTAACCCCTGTGCCTGTCAGATCTAGCTTTGCATTAGTAACACGCTGTATATATTGAGGATAACTATCTATAAACATTAACCGAACCTATGCTTCTGAGATTTGGGTGGAGATTTCTTTCTTGCACTTGGACCACCCCAGAATACCTTGTTCGCCCAGTATGCTGCTGATGTCTTACCCTTCTTAATATTCTTTCCATGCCGGGCTTTGAAAGACTTTCTGGCTTCAGGACTGTAGTTATGCCCCATACCTTTAGCACCAAAGCGTATAACCTTAACCTTACTACCATCTCGTACAGC